AACAAGTGAATTAGCATAATGAATAATTCTAATACTTTATGGGTAGAAAAGTATAGACCGTATTCTTTAGATACTTATATTGGTAATGAACACCTTAAAAGTAAAGTTGAGATTTATTTAGAGAGTGGTGATTTACCACATCTTCTATTGTTTGGAAAAGCGGGAACTGGTAAGACGACTTTATCTAAAATACTTGTTAATAACATAGAATGTGATTATCTTTATATTAATGCGTCTGATGAAAATAGTGTAGATACAGTTCGTAATAAAGTTAGACAATTTGCTTCAACTGTTGGTTTCAAAGATTTAAAAATAATAATTTTAGACGAGTGTGATTACATTACACCAAATGCACAAGCCGCACTCCGTAATTTAATGGAAACATTCAGTAAACATTGTAGGTTTATTCTAACTTGTAATTATGTTGAGAGAATAATAGACCCAATTCAAAGTCGCTGTCAATCATTTCAAGTTATTCCACCATCTAAGAGTGAAGTAGCGAAACATTTACATAATATTTTAATAAATGAAAATGTTACAGATACTATGGAAGATATAAAAGTATTAGTAGATAGTGGATATCCAGATATTCGTAGAGTCATTAATTCAGCTCAAAGAAATGTCGTTAATGGTAAACTCAAATTAGATACATCAAGTATTATACAGAATGATTATAAATTAAAATTATTAAAGATTATAGAAACACAAGATAAGAAAACTGCATTTAAAAATATAAGACAGTTAGTAGCTGATTCACAAATTACAGATTTTGCTGATTTATTTCGGTTGTTATATGATGAAGTAGATGGATATGGAAAAGGTCATGTAGCAGAATGTATTTTAATAATAGCAAAATATGAGTTAAGTGATAGTCGAGTAGTTGATAAAGAAATCAATGCTATGGCTATGATTATAGAATTATTAGGAGTAATAAAATGAGTATGCACCCAATGAAAAAAATGAAGAAACCAAAGGCTCAAGTTCAAGTTGATTTAAGAGATGCAGAAACAATTAAATGTAGTAGTTGTGATAACTACTTATTTATAACTTCATTCATATTAAAAAGATTATCAGCTATAGTATCACCAAACGGACAAGAAGCTTTGATTCCCGTTCAAGTATATAGTTGTGGAAATTGTGGTCAAGTTGCTGAGGGAATGTTAGACGGTAGTGGAGTAGAAGAAGAAACAAAGTCAAATAAATTTCCAAGTTTGGACATATGAGTGAAAAAAGAAAATCAATATTTTCAGGTAAATCTTCTGCAGGAAAAGGAGATTCACCGAGAAAAGGTATTAGTCTAGATGAGTGGGAAAAGAAATACGAAAAAATCTTTAGTAAAAAGAAAAAGTTTATTCGACCACATTCAAGCGATAACAGCGGTTCAAAGTCCTAATTATTGGGAAGAGATATCAGACGAAGATAAAAAGTCTTGGTCTAATTATATGACTCATAGATTTTTGTCTATGAAAATGGAGTGGGTTGAGTTAGTAAATGAATTACAGAAATATAGTTTACAACCAAAAGAATTATACAAATTATACACCAACGTATTACCTAAAGGTAAACAATGGTTAAAATATATTAAGAGGAGAAATCAAATGGAATATCCAAATTGGTTAATTAATATCGTAGCTAATCACGAAGAAGTTAGCAAAAAAGAAGCATATGATATGATTGAAATGTATTATCTTACTGAAGGTGGTATGTTAGAGTTAGGACAATTAGCTCAAAAATGGGGCATTGAACCTAAAAAGATAGAAGAAGCTGGTTTAAACGTTCTAGGTACTGTCGGTGGATATACAGCCGGAAATGTAGAATGAAAGTTATAACAGATTCTAAGACAGTTAGAAAGTATACTAAAGATAATCCTAACCTGTCAATAGTAGAACAAATGGAACTTGAATGGCCAGAGATGACCGACGAGTTCAAGAAGATTCAACGAGAACAATATGAATTGTTCTTATACAAACAACATGATTATGGTCCAGGGAATATTGCAGTGGGAACTCAATTAATAACAGAAGAAGAAGTGAAGTTATCTTTAATTGGACTTTTTTTTAGATTAAATGATAAAATCCAGAGAATAAAAACATTGTTATTAAATAACAGAGACTCTGCTGTAAAAGATGAACCAATAGACGATGCATTTTTAGATATATCTAATTATGGTATTATGGCGACAATTGTTAAACGAGATAAATGGGGAAAATGAAACGAATAAGTTATAGTCAATTTTCACAATGGGGTAGATGTCCGTATATGTGGAAATTAAATTATGTTGATAAGTTAGGTACATATACAGATAGTATTCATACAATGTTTGGTCAGGCAATGCACGAAACATTACAAACATATTTAACTGTAATGTATAACGACACTATAAAAATAGCTGATGCACTTCCGTTAGACGAAATGTTGTTACATAGAATGAAAACACATTATATTGAAATAATGGAAAAGAACGGCGGTGAAGTTTTTTGTGAACAAGAAGATATGGAAGAATTTTATTCACATGGATTAGCTATTTTAGACTGGTTTAAAAAGAAACGAAATATGTATTTCAGTAAAAAGAATTATGAATTAGTTGGCATTGAAGTTCCTATTGAATATGAATTACCGAATAAGATTGAATTTATTGGTTATATGGATGTAGTATTACATGACACGTTCAGAGATAGATATAAAATTATAGATATCAAGACTGCCACAATGGGTTGGAATAAGTATCAGAAAGCTGACAAGAATAAAACAGACCAGTTATTATTATACAAACAATTTTATGGTAAACAACATGATATACCATTAGATAAAATAGATGTAGAATATTTTATAGTTAAGCGAAAATTATATGAAAATGTAGATTTTCCTCAAAGAAGAGTTCAAATATTTCAACCAGCAAATGGAACTCCGAGTATTAATAAAGTTATGAATAACTTAAATCAATTTATAGATGAATCTTTTATTGATGGAGAATATAATTTAGAACATAATTATATTAAACAACCTTCTAAGAAAAATTGTAGGTTTTGTGAGTTTAATCAAACTGAACGTTGTGAAGTAGGAGTTAAATAATGTTGTCTAAAGTAAGTTTAAGACTGAAACTATCAGATTTTATTAATACTGATATAGAAGAAAAAGTTATGAATAGAATAAATGAAGCTCATAATGAATTACATACTTCAGTTTTATTATATTTGTGGTTTGAAGAAGATGATATACGTGGTACAGATTTAAAGAAATTTTTAATGCGTTGGGAAGAAAAGTTATCATTTAAAACAATTGTTAAACAGAGTTATAAACTTAAAGTAAATGAATATGTTTTTTTTGATATAATACCAATCGGTACACCGGATAAAGAAGTATCTAAAAGATTTTCGTATAAGTATATAAATAGCAATAAAGTTTTAGACGGGTTACAAGAATTTTATAACGTAGTTAAGTTTACAACGTCGGAAAAACCAATTAAAAAACAAAAGAGAAATGACTACGAAGATTAGAATTGGTATAGTCGGTAGTAGAGGTTATACTAATAAACAAAAAATAAAAGATTTAGTGTTTGAAATAAAAGAAAAACATGGTGATGAAGTAGAAATAGTTAGTGGAGGACAACAAGATGGCGCCGATGGATATGCTAAAAAGTTTGCATTAGAATTTGATATGGAGTATGTTGAATTCCCACCCGCTCACTATAGATGGAATATGCATTGTAAATTGCCAGCTTCACAATATGATAGACCATATTATGTAACGAATTATTTTAAACGAAACAAACAAATAGCTGAATATAGTGATATAATTATAGCATTTATACCAGAAGGAGTTGAATCAAAGGGTACAATGAATACAGTAGAACATGCTAAAAAACAAAAAAAATTAATTAAAATATTAAATTAATATATATTTATATATACGTATATATAAGAGGGTTTTATGGATACAAAATTAACATCAGTTAAAATACTGAGAGAGTTATATAGAAATTTTAAGGTAAAGACATTGGATGATGAGTTTACTTTACAAAAATTAGTAAATCGTTCAATGGATTTATATATTTTAGATTCAAAGTTTAAAAATAAAATTAAGAATTATGATAGATTAATACCAAGCGGGAGTAGATTATGAAAATGAAAAAGGTGGATTGGAGAAATGAAAATAGATTTGATAAAATTTATGAAGTTTTAGTTAGAATAGAAGAGCGCTTAAAAGTTATAGAAGAAAGCGTTAAAAAAGAAGAAACTAAAAAACAACTATTAAACGATTAAGAGGTATTATGGATAAAAAGAAAATACTTTTATTGTCAGACGATTTAAGAATGTCTTCTGGTGTGGGTACAATGTCAAAAGAATTTGTATTAGGGTCAATTCAACATTATGATTGGGTTCAGATAGGTGGTGCGATAAAACATCCAGAAGAAGGTAAGGTTGTGAATATGGATGATACAGTAAAAACTGAATCTGGAGTTGAAGATGCTAAATTGACAATATATCCTATAAATGGTTATGGCAATCAAGAACTTTTAAGAAGTATATTGACAAGAGAAAATCCAGACGCGATTCTACATTACACCGACCCAAGATTTTGGCAATGGTTATATGAAATGGAACACGAGATACGACAGGAGATACCTATTTTTTATTATAATATATGGGATGATTGGCCGGCACCACAATATAATGAGTTCTTTTATGAATCTTGTGATTTGATTATGAATATATCTAAACAGACACTTGCTATTGTAAATGATGTTTGGACAAAAAATCCACCCGAAGATTGGCAAGTTACTTATTTACCTCATGGAGTAAGTACTAAATATTTTTATCCTATTAGTATTTTTGATAAAGAATATGAATCAGTAAAAGATATGAAAAAACAACTTACAGATGATAATGTTGAATTTGTAATGTTTTATAATAATAGAAATATTCGTAGAAAGATGCCAGGAGATGTTGTTCTGGCATTTAAAACATTTTGTGATATGTTACCGAAAGAAGAAGCTGATAAGTGTGCGTTATTAATGCATACTCAACCGCGAGATGATAACGGTACAGATTTACCTGCAGTTTGTAAAGCCATATGTCCAGAATATAAAGTATATTTTAGTGATAGGAAATTAGAACCAAATCAATTGAATTGGTTATATAATATAGCTGATGTAACAGTTAATATGGCTTCAAATGAGGGATTCGGATTGGGTACTTGTGAATCACTAATGGCCGGAACACCAATTATTGTTAATGTTACAGGTGGAATGCAAGACCAATGTGGATTTAGATTAAAAGATAAACACGTAACAGCTGAAGATTACAATGAAATAAAATCATTTCACGATGATAGGACATGGAAAGACCATCCTGATTTAACTTGGGGTGAATGGGTAAAACCAGTTTGGCCATCTAATCGTTCACTTGTGGGTTCAGTTCCAACACCATATATTTTTGATGATAGATGTAGGTTTGATGATGTGGCACAAGCTATGAAAGATTGGTATGATGAAGGTCCAGAAAAAAGAGAAGAATTTGGTCAAAAAGGGATTGAGTTTGTTATGCGAGATGATGTTATGATGTCAAGTGAAGCAATGAGTCAGAACTTTATAGATCATATGGATAATGCATTTGATAAATGGAAACCAAGAAAACGTTATAGTATTTTTAAAGCGTAGGAGTTATAATGAGTAAACCGTTATGTTTAGTAACAGCACCAGTTGCGACGAGAAGTGGCTATGGAGCTCACAGTAGAGATATATGTAGAGCATTAATTAAATTAGATAAATATGATGTGAAGATTTGGCCAGTTCGTTGGGGAAACACACCAATGAATGCCCTTGTAGAAGGTGACCCTAATGATGATATTATTATTAGTAGATTATTAGAAAATCCAAATTTACCTAAACAACCAGATATACACATTCACATTGTTATTCCTAATGAATTTCAACCAGTAGGTAAATATAATATTGGAATTACTGCTGGTTTAGAGATGACAGCTTGTCCACATAATTGGCTTGAAGGTATGAATAGAATGGATATGAACATTGTTCCGTCAACTTTTGTAAAGGACGTGATGAATGATATTACATTTGATATTCAAGATGAAAAAACTAAACAGAAAACTGGTGAATTAAGAAATCAAAAACCAATTGAAGTTTTGTTTGAGGGAACCGACACTAATATATTTAAAAAGACAAATGAGTTTTCAAAGGAATTTGTAGATGAAATGAAAAAAGTTGATGATACTTTCAATTTTTTATATGTTGGTCATTGGTTACAGGGTGGTTTGGGTAAAGATAGAAAAGATACAGGGATGTTATTAAAAGTATTTCTTGAAACTTTTAAGAATCAAAAGAAAAAACCAGGTTTAATAATGAAAACGGGCGGAGCGGGATTTTCAGTATTAGATAGAGAAGATATATTTAAGAAAATAAATGACATTAAAAAGTCCGTTGATGGTGATTTACCAAATATATATTTTTTACACGGTGATTTTACTGATGAAGAAATGAATGAATTATATAATCATCCTAAAGTGAAAGCTCATGTTACATTTACACACGGAGAAGGTTTTGGTAGACCATTACTTGAAGCTACGATATCTCAAAAACCAGTAATTGCTCCTAATTGGAGTGGACATCTTGATTTTTTACCAAAAGATTTAGCAGTATTGTTAGGAGGCGACTTATTAAAAGTAGAAAAGGGTTCAGTTCCAGATGATTTTATGATAGAGGGTTCAAGTTGGTTTGGAGTTAATTATCAACACGCTTCAGCAGTATTGAAAGACGTATTTAAAAAATATAAAAAATATAATCTTAATGCAAAGAAACTTGGTATATTAAATAAGTCTAAGTTTTCTTTGAATGCTATGACAAAAGAGTTAGGTAAACTATTAGATAAATATGTACCTGAATTTCCAGAAGAAGTAAAGTTAAATTTACCTAAATTAAAAAAGGTAGGGTCAACAGAAGGACCACCTAAAATAAAATTACCAAAGTTAAAGAAGATATAATATGGAAAGAGTAATAATTTGTCCTCAATGTTTTGATACAGATCATTGTTTTGAAGAAGTACAAGAAAAGTATAGTTCTTATTTATGTTTTAGCTGTGGGTTTATGAGTGATTCTAGATATGAAATCGGTAGTTTAGAACTTATAGATAATTTAAAGAAGTCTCCAAAACTAGTACAAGATACTGCATTTGAAGATAAAGAAAGAAATATAACTTGGTTCCCATCAGTAGTTAATATGGGAGATTTAGGAATGATATTTCCAGAAGGTACTCCGAAAGAATATGTTTGGAGATATGCTAAAGTTATTGAAATTCCTGAAGAAGAACGAGACCAATATAATAATTATGATAGAAGATTAGATGTAGATAATGCAGAAACTTTTAAACAAAATGAATTTATAAAGGCGTGTGAAGCAATGGGTATAAC